CGATTTTCTTGCTGTTAAGTTCAATGGTTCATCAACTGGTTATACAGAGAAAGTAGTATATGGTAATAGTAGTGCTGCAGCATCTGAACAAAATAACTCAACTAGTTATGCTTTTGGGTACTTTATTGATGCTGGTGGTGCTACAGCAAATACTTTTGGTAGCAGTGAATGGTATATTCCCAACTATACATCTTCTAACTACAAGTCCATTTCACAAGATGTAGTTTCAGAAAATAACTCTGCATCACAGTCTTATACGTCACTTGCGGCAAACTTATGGTCTAATACCGCAGCAATTACTTCAATTGCAATTACACCAGTCAATGGTGCAACCTTCGTCCAGTACTCAACCTTCTACCTCTACGGCGTAGCAAAGTTAGGTACAACCCCTGCAATCGTGCCATACGCAACAGGTGGCGATACCATTATGACTGACGGTACTTACTGGTACCACACATTCCTTTCATCAGGAACATTTACCCCTGCTAAAGCATTGTCTTGTGATTTGCTCGTAGTAGCAGGCGGTGGTGGTGGCGGTGGTAACAACGGTGCTGGTGGTGGTGCAGGTGGATTACTTGCTTACACATCACAATCTATAGCCGTATCTGCTCAAACTGTAACTGTTGGCGCAGGTGGTACAGGTGGAACTGGACAAAATGGAACTAATGGCTCAAATTCATCTTTTGCTTCTTTAACGGCTTCAGTTGGTGGCGGTGGCGGTGCTACTTACATCAACAATGGCCTTGCTGGTGGCTCTGGTGGCGGTGGAGGCGGAACAGTTGATACTGCAAAAACAGGCGGTGCAGGTACATCAGGACAAGGTAATGCTGGTGGTGGTTCAACTGGTGGTCCAAATGGTTATGGTGGTGGCGGTGGCGGTGGCGCAGGAGCCGTAGGTGGTAGTGGTAATGGTAATAATGGCGGTAATGGTGGCGCTGGTATCAATACTTATTCATCTTGGGCAACCACAACTGGAACTGGCGCAAGTGGTTATTATGCAGGCGGTGGCGGTGGTTCAATAAATACTGGCGGAGTTGCACCAGGAACTGGCGGTGCTGGTGGTGGTGGTAATGGTTCTACTTCTGCAAGTGGACAAACAAATGGAACTGCTAATACAGGTGGTGGCGGCGGTGGTCGTGGCGCTGGTACTGGAGCAGCAGCAAATGGCGGTAGCGGAATTGTGATTGTGAGGTATGCAGTATGAGTCATTGGGCTCAGATAGACGAGAACAATATCGTCACACAGGTTCTAGTAGGACCTAACTACGGAGATGAAGGCGAAGCCTTCTTTAACGCACTTGGCGGTACTTGGGTCAAGACAAGTTACAACGGCAACATTCGCAAGAACTATGCTGGTATTGGATACGCATACGACCCAACATTCGATGCGTTCATTCCGCCTAAGTGCCACACAGAGGCAGTACTAGATGAGGCAACCTGCCTTTGGATTTGCAATAACGAAGACCATACAATCAAGGAGATAAACTAATGTCAGAGACACTAACAAAGATCGTCGTTAACTGTGAGACTGGCGTAGTAGCCGAGATCCCATTGACAGGCGAAGAGATTGCACAGCGTGAAGCAGATGCTCAGGCAGCGGCTGCAAAGGCACACGAAGAGGAAGTTGCAGCACAGGCTGCAGCAGAGGCTAAGGCTGCACTACTAGCCAAACTAGGAATTACAGAAGACGAAGCCAAACTCCTACTAGCGTAAGGATTACCAGTGCCTGAGCTAAACTGCACAAAGTGTGGCGAAGTTAAACCTGCTACGGAGTTTCATCGTGAAGCGCGTAATACTGAACGATACTTCAAGCGATCACACTGCAAGTCTTGTGATGCAGAAAAGAACAGGTTGTACATATCCAACGAGGAAAAGCGCAACAAGCGAAACTCAAGAAGAGTTGAGTGGAATAGGTCAGTAAAGGCATTCTTTCCTCCTGAACTATTCAAGCAAAGACTTCAAGAGCAAAACGGAGTTTGTGCTATTTGTGGAGCTGAGGATGCAGGTGGGCGTGGAGCATTCCACGCTGACCACAATCACGAAACCAGTACTCCAAGAGGAGTGCTTTGCCATAGATGCAACATAGCTTTAGGGCATTTCAAAGATAACCCAGAGATACTTCAATCTGCTATTGAATATCTTAATAAGTATTCGGAGGTTGAATAATGCCATTCGGTGATGACATAACCGAGGGTCTGGTCTATAATCTTTCCAACCCTGCAGGATCTACAAACTACTCAGCAACTGGTGAAGCCTACGATGTTGCTATTGCTGGTCTACCGTTCTTCCTATTGAACAGTGACGATGCACCATATCGTCGTGTCACAGCGCAGTATCGCAAGCAACAGATTGACCAAAGCCGTGAGCCTGGTGAGCAAACGCTTACTGGTTGGTGGCTACGTTCTCAATCCTCATTCCACTACGGACAGGGCATCAAATTCTTTGAGCCTATCCAGGATGAAGGTCTACGCTTTCAGTACACAGAGTCCAAAGGTATCAACGTCTGGACCAAGGGACAGGCAACACTGCTTAACTCTTGCGATAGCCAGCATTTAACTACTGGTGGCATCAGAACTAATGGTCGTCCGTGGCAGTTGATGCGTTCTATCCAATGGACTAAAGATAGCAACACCTACAACGGTGTGATGCTAGTAGATGAGTACGACGCAGACAAAGTATTTCCTGCAATCACTGTATCTATTACCAACAAGGCTTTGACTTCCAACGTAGCAACGCTAACAACTAGCGCTGCACACGGACTATCTACTGGTATGCAAATCACCATTACTGGTGTGGATGCAACCTTTAACGGTGAGTACCGCATTACTGGTGTGCCTACCACTACAACATTTACCTATGCCAAGACTGCTAGCAACGTAGCATCTACTGCTGTTAGCCCAGCAGGCACAGGTGTAGCTGAGATTATCCACTTTATTGACTATAACTCAGGTACAGACTACCCAGTACAGGCACTGTGTGATGATGGAGTCTATGCCTACTGGGTAACCAACGTACTTAACGCTGGAACTCCACGCCTGAGAGTCTATAAGAAACTGCTATCTGATGATAGTTCTGTATCTCCAACTCTAATGATTAGTGCTAACAGCATTACTGTAACTAATGCAGTAATGGAGTACACCAAAGAACGTATCGTAATGTGTGTTAACGATAGTGTCTATGAGTTTTCATCTAGTGCAACATCACTTCCTGCCGCTGTCTATACACACAACGATCCAGACCACGTATTTACTAGCATCACATCGAGTGGTGCTGCTATCTATATCTCAGGCTACTCAGGTATTCAGTCCAACATCTACAAGTTTACCCTGTCCACAGCAGGTGCTATGCCTACGCTAACCAGTGCTATCACTGCAGCAGAACTGCCAGTAGGTGAGATTGTATTTAAGATCTCGTACTATCTTGGCAATATGGCTATCGGTACCTCTAAGGGTATGCGTATGGCAGATGCAAGTCAACTTGATGGTTCTATTACCTACGGAGCTTTAATCTTTGAATCAACCCAACCAGTCTATGACTTTGCTTTCCGTGACAGATACATCTGGGCAGCATCTGGTGTTGATGGTCAGGTTGGTGTTACTCGTGTAGATATGGGTCAACCATTAGGTAACCTTCAGTTCCCTTATGCCTGGGACTTGTATGACCCAGCAGATACGCTTGCTCACTACACAACAGCAGGTGCTTTCCTTGGTGATACAAGCCGACTAGCATTTTGTAACGCTGGCAATGGAGTAGATGGTGCTATTTACATCCAATCAGAATCTACCTTATTGGAAGAAGGATTCCTACGTACAGGTTACGTACGCTATAACACGTTAGAACTAAAAATCTTTAAGCTGATGCAGGCTCGTGTAGATACCACTAATGGTGGTCTTCTGATTGACTCTGTAGATTATGCAGATAACTTCTACCGCATTGGTACCTTTGCACAGGAATCTACTGTGCCAGAGGTTAACATTAACTATCCTCAAGCATCTCAAGAGTATCTTGGTTTCCAATTTACCTTGACTCGCTCATCTACTGACTCATCTAAGGGACCATTGTTTACTGGTTACCAGATCAAGGCACTGCCTGCTATCCCACGTCAACGACTTATCCAGTATCCTTTGTCTTGCTTTGACCACGAATCAGATCACTTCGGCGTAGAGGTTGGTTATGAAGGCTCAGCATACGTTCGTATGAGTCAACTAGAAAACATTGAAAACGTTGGTGACACTATCCGTGTTGAAGACTTTAGAACTGGTGAGTCCTACATTGGACTTATCGAAGAGTTGGACTTTAGAAATGCTACCCCTTCAGATAAGCGATTCACTGGTTATGGTGGGTTGCTCTTAGTCACAATCAGGACGGTATGATGAACGCACAAGACTACGCAACAATAGCCGTAGCCGTATGTACAGTAGTGGGAGCGTTTGCTACCGCAATTCGCTGGCTAGTAAAACACTACCTGAACGAACTCAAGCCTAATGGTGGTTCAAGCCTGAAGGATTCAGTTAAGAGATTAGAAGATCGTATAGATGACCTCTACCGATTAGTCGCAGAGAAATGAGTAATGATGAAACCTGTTGCCAAGAGAGCCACACCTGCCGCTATTGCTGTCCTACGACAAGCCACAGCGATAGCACCATTGCGTTTGAAAGCATCAGATGGATTACTCCCATCGAAATCACACATCAATCAGAATCCTAACTCTGACCACAACACAGGGTATGCAGTTGATTTAACGCACGACAAACTAGGTGGCATTGATTGCTTCCTATTGTTTCAAAAGTTACAAGCAGATCCACGCGTAAGTTATTTAATTTTCCAAGGAAAGATTTGGTCCAGAGAGAAAGGTCTTCGTGACTACACTGGACCAAACAAGCACAACAAGCATCTTCACATCTCAATTAAAGATGGATGTGGAGATGACACTTCCCCTTGGTTCCCTTGGCTGGGAAAACCAAAGGCTGTCAACAAAGTAAAGGCGAAGTTAAAGCCTCTACCTAAGAAGAAGGAGAACCAATGAACGCAAAGACAAAGGCAGTACTCGCATCATATCTTCGTGCAGGAGTAGCAGCAACACTTGCTCTATACCTAGCAGGAGAAACAGATCCAAAGAAACTAGCAATGGCAGCAGTAGCAGCAGTTGCTGGTCCAGTACTCAAGTGGCTTGATCCAAAGGCTACAGAATTTGGACGTGGGTCTAAGTAACCCACTAGCGCGAGGCAATGGCCCTCATCCCTTCGGGGATGGGGGCCTGTTTTTTGTTGCCTAAAATATGCCTGAGTTACTGTCCCCTGCAAGGTGCGTCTTGAGCCTGTGGCAGTTCGCACAGAGGGTTTGTAGGTTGGCTGGGTCATTATTAAAGCGGTCACCGTCTATGTGGTCTACATCCAACTGGCTGATGTGTACTGGCTTGAAGTCACACTGCTCGCAGTACTCCTTGCGGTGAGCGTGGTAAGGAGAACGTGCCTTCATCTGATTGATCTTGTAGATAGTATTGCAACGGTACCTACCTGATAATGGCTTAGACTTATCTCGTATCTTTATTCTAGTGGGACCACAAACTGAGCACAATCCTGTGCGTTCTTCTTCGTTAACTTCAGAGAGTCTGTGATTCATCTTTGTCTACTGGACAAGGCACGGTGACTATGTTGCCACAGTTAACACAGGTGCCATCAAGGAAGTACCAGACTAGTTCGTGATCTTCAAAGGATGCCATAATAGAAAAGACTTGTGAGCCACAGGGACATACGTGTACTGGACCAAGACCTCGTAGGTCAGTGCCAAATTTTTCTGGTAGTTTAGACCTAAATTTTGGCAGCCTTGGTAGACGGAACCGCACAGTCAGTACCATACCATCGTGCCCCCTTGGGGCACCCTGTTTTATTCGCCTCACGGCTCATATTGTAATAACCAGTAGTGTCGCTAACGCGACGACACGCCGATCTCTAGTACACTCTCTAGTATGACAACAATCGCAGCGCTTGAGGGTATTGACTACGCAGTTCTAGTAGCAGACTCACAGATCACTGAAGACAATCTTGTAACGCTAGCCACTAGTACACCTAAGATCGTTGAGGTTGGTAAGTATCTCATCGGTATCTCAGGTGATACACGACCTGGAGATATCCTTGCCTATAACTGGAAGCCACCGTTGTATCGTGGTGAAGACCCAGCACAATTTATGGGCAAGAAGATTATTCCTAGTATCAACCAAGCATTTACTGATAACAACTACGACTACAACAAGGTGGACAAAGATGGTGGCTTTGATTATCTCATTGCTTTTAACGGCAATATCTTTCGCATTGCTTGTGATCTCTCTTTTTTCCAAGCAAATCACGGAGCGTATGGCATTGGTAGTGGGGGTCAGCTTGCTCTTGGCTACCTGTATTCAATTGTCAAACCTGATATGGAATTAGCCTACGCCAAGCGACACGCACGAAAGGCTGTAGAGATTGCGTCGGTCCTTGACGCTAACACTGGTAAGCCAATACAGTTGGTGGTACAGGAGAGGATGTAACTATGCAAAAGAAGATAGGCAAGGCTTGGTTATTCTACGGACGCAGTAGTGGTATTGGTCTTGGTATTCATATTGATAAGTACGCTGTAACTGTTGACTTTCTATTTTGGTATGTAGGGTGGGAGTTTTAATGGAGTTTAATACATACGATTACGTAGCACCAGAGTTCAAAGATGTTATTGCAACAGGTGAATACGCCGCACACTACTGGTTTGAGCAGGGTTGGAAAGCGTGTAGACTTGCTTTCTTGTTGCACAAACAAGCAGAAGAAGCTGGAGCATTCAGAGTATGACAGCATTCTTAGTTGGGTTTATGGTAGGTGTTCTTGTTGGTAGAGCATTTGAACTATGGGTGGATTGGAAGTATAAGAAGTGACAGATCCTAAAGAGCTACTGCTGACTGCACTACGTGCAGGGGATGCAAAGCGTTCACGTTCTACACAGGTACAGATCGGACCATCAGAGTTAGGTGGTTGCCGTCGTAAGGTCTGGTATCGCTTGAACGATCAGCCAGAGACTAACGATGATGAGTTAAAGCTGGCTGCAATTATGGGTACAGCTATCCACACAGAAATTGAGAAGGCTTTATCTGATAACCCAGATGTATTACTTGAAACTGAAGTTGAATACAATGGAATGAAGGCACACATTGATTGCTTTGTACCAGGTACAGGTGATGTGATTGACTGGAAAACTTCTAAGATTAAAAACCTTGGTTACTTTCCATCAACGCAACAGCGTTGGCAAGTGCAGGTCTATGGTTATCTACTGGCAAAAAATGGTCACAAGGTAGAACGTGTATCACTTGTTGCTATTGCACGTGATGGTGACGAACGAGATGTCAAGGTACACACAGAACCTTACAATGAAGCTATGGCTTTGGAGGCATTGGGTTGGTTGTCTGCTATTAAAGAAGCAGCAGAGGCACCAGCTCCTGAAAAGGATGCAAGTTACTGTCAGTTCTACTGCAAGTTCTATGACGCAAGTGGGCAGATGGGATGCGTTGGTCTAAAAAAAGAACGTACACCAGTCAATGAAGTAATCATTGATGATGCAGAGGTTGACAAGAATGCACTTCTGTACTTACAGTTAGCAACGCAGATCAAAGAGCTTGAGAAACAACAGGACTCTTTGAAAGCTAGTTTTGAAGGCTTACTAGGTACAACATCTAGTGGGATTGAATTGAGTTGGACAACTGTTAAAGGTCGTGAGACAGTTGACAGTGACGAGGTAGAAAAACTCTTGGGGTTTGTACCCAAGAAGGTAGGAGCTGAAAGCCAGCGACTATCAGTAAAACAAAGTGGAGGAAAGTAAATGGCAACAGAGGGAACAAAGTTCCAGATCAATTACAAGTTAAATGATGGAACACTCATCAACTTGTATGCAGCATCAGTTACAGAATTAGAAGCAGGTCTAGCAGATCTTGCTATGAATGCTATGAACATCCGAGCAACAGGTTTAGAACTAACAGGTGGAGTAGCACCAGCGCCAGCACCAACAGTTTCAGCAGTTGCTCAGCAGTTTAATGCAACACCGGTGGTAGCACAGACACCTGCACAACCATTAGCTACTAATGCTTGCAAGCACGGAGCTATGACCTTTAAGACAGGCACATCAACTAAGGGTCCGTGGCAGGGTTGGATGTGTCCAACACCAAAGGGCGCACCAGATAAGTGCGACACAATCTGGGTTAGATAATTATGCGGGAGCCTTCGGAATACGAAGCTCCTAGTTGTGCAACGATAGGTGGAGATTTCTGGTTTCCAGAGTCAACCCTTGAAGGTGGTTCTACAGCAGATAGTTTTTATGCAAAGAGTATCTGTAATAGGTGTCCTCATAAAAGAGAGTGCGCCGAGTGGGGCATCTATAAAGAAACTCACGGTATCTGGGGCGGTCTAACAAACAGAGATCGCTTAGCGATCCGTCGCCAAAGAGGTATAAAAATACATCAGGAGGAACAGAGTGCTTAACCTATCCCGTGCCTGGAGTGGAGTGCTTACCAAAGCAACACCACTTCCGGATGTGTGGAAAGGTTTAGCAGCCGAAGGTATTAAGTTTCGCAGAGGCCAGGTATGTATGGTAGCTGCTGCACCTAATGCTGGTAAGTCAATGTTCTCACTTATCTACGCAGTAAAGGCAAAGGTTCCTACTTTGTTTTTCTCTGCTGACACAGACACAACTACAGTAATGATGCGTGCTGCTTCACATTTATCTGGTCATTCACAGGTATCGGTTGAAGCAAACCTATCAAGCAATACACACTATTACGATAATCAACTTGATAAAGTTTCACACATCAAGTGGGTGTTCGACTCATCACCATCTATTGATGATCTTGAACTAGAGGTTCGTGCATACGTGGAACTCTACGGAATTCCACCAGAGCTGATAGTGATAGATAACTTAATGAATGTATCGGCAGAGACTGATAACGAATGGGCAGGACTACGTGCAATTATGATGGAGTTGCACGATATGGCACGCAAGACAGAGGCTTGTGTCATAGTCCTGCACCACGTTTCAGAACAGTCAGAGTATGGCTCACCTTCTGAGCCACCTCATCGCAGGGCTATCCACGGCAAGGTATCTCAGCTACCGGCTCTTATACTTACTCTAGGTTATGACCCAACACAGGCAACCTTAAAGGTTGCACCGGTGAAGAATAGATTTGGACCACATTCAGCAGATGGCAAGAAATATGCACAGCTTCTAGTAAACTATGCAGCAGTACAGATAAGCGATCAAGATGAGTTTGGTTGGATGTTAAGGAAAGACGCAATCGCAGGATACCAGGGAGGCTACAATGTCTGAACAATTATCAAATAAATACCGAGACAACTTAAAGTTAGAAGGTTTACGTGCAGATGTTGATGCACTCAAGGTTGACTTAACCAACTTTGTTGGTGCGTTACTGCAATCTGGTATCGTCGAATTAGTTAAAGATGAGACTGGTCAAGTTGTCTACAAAATTAACAAGGTTGTACTGGTAGATGAGTCAGTACAACAAGACTAAAGGTTCTCAGTTTGAGACAGATGTAATGAAATGGCTCCGCAAGTGTGGAGTTCTAGCAGAGCGTCTGACTAAAGCTGGGGCAAAGGATGAGGGCGACATCGTTACTGTTGTTGCTGGAGAAACCTACATCCTTGAACTCAAGAACAGGGCAACCCTTTCCTTGCCTGAGTTCTGGAGAGAAGCAGAAGTTGAGGCGCTTAACTACGCTAATGCTCGTGGCCTTGGGGAAGTTCCACTGCACTATGTCGTAGTTAAGCGTCGCAACGCATCAATAGACAAAGCCTGGGTCATTCAAGACCTAGCACAATGGATCAAGGAGAAACAATAATGCCAGTACCAGGTGGAGAAATTACAACAACAGAGATACTTGTACCAGAAGTTGTACCAGTAGAGGAAACAAAAGAGGAAGAAGCAGAAGATGATCTGCCAGAATTGTCATAAAGGCGGAGAAGAAAACACTCTTGCTCATTACAAAAGAGCTACTCATTGGCACGACAAGTGTGATTTTAAGGGGTGTGTATGCCAGCACAAGACTGGTCCAGGGTTCGTAAAGCGGGAAAATTCAAAGGTCCCGTTGATGCAAACACAATCCCCATAGGTCCCATAGTATCTAACTATGGCGGTGAGGTAAGAGAAGGCAAGCAAACTTCAGTTCGTTGTTGCTTGCATAATGATAGCCGTAGGTCAGCAGTTATTAACACGTACGACAACTTGTACTATTGCCATACCTGCGGAAAGGGTGGCAATGCAGTTAATTTGGTCTGCATACTAGAGAATTTGGAGTTCAAAGATGGTCTCAAACGTGCAATCGAAATCGCTACTGGAAGCGGCGCAACGATACGCTCAGGCAATAACTCCAGAGGCGTTAAGCGTGCTAGACGCACGTGGGATTTGTGAGTTAACTGCTGCCAGGTTTCAGTTAGGTACTGTTGTAGAACCTGCCAATGGACACGAGATGTATGAAGGATGGATCTCTATTCCATACATCACAGCTTCAGGTTCGTGTGTTGGGTTTAAGTTTAGACGATTAGATGATGGAAAGCCTAAGTATGGTTCACCTACTGGCCAGAAGTCACACTTGTATAACGTATCTGACATAACTCTTATGAAGCCTTACGTTGTTGTATGTGAGGGAGAGCTTGACACAATCATAGTATCTGGTGAATTAGGTATACCAGCAGTTGGTGTGCCAGGTGTAGCTGCGTGGAAGTCACACTTTCCTAAATTATTTGCCGGTTATGAAACTATCTATGTAGTAGGTGACAATGATGTAAAAGAGGATGGGTCTAACCCCGGAGCTGAGTTTAGCAAGCGTGTTGCTAACGAGGTAATGAACTCAGTTATTGTTACACTACCGCCAGGTATGGACATCAATGACTATTACTTAGCCAATGGTGGAGAAGCTACACGAAAGTTACTGATAGGGGAGTCGGATGTATGACAATGACGCAGAGCGAGTGGGTCACAATGCTACAGACTTTGCAGCATATGGGCTTTCACATCTTGGAGAGCAGTATGGAAACCGAGACTATCCTGATACGACCAATCCAGGCAAGGTAGATGAGGCATTTATCGCAGATGTCTGGCGTATTATGGATCAGGCTGGCAATCTATTGGTGCGTAAGCATCACGACTACGGCCCAAAGAACATTGCTCACTCACCAGGTGGACCACTTAATGGTTTGCGTGTACGTATGTGGGACAAGATAGCTCGCATCAATAACCTGCTTGACTCTAACGTACAACCTAGTAATGAGTCCTTGCGTGACTCTTTCCTAGACCTATTGAACTACTCAGCTATTGCGATGATGGTGCTTGATGGAGTTTGGCCAGAAGTAAATGACTGAACTACACCCAGTAATCTATGACTTAGTACCTAGTGTTGCTAACACTATTCATCGTAGGTATAAAGCCTACGTTGAAAAAGATGATGTTAAGCAAGAGTGTATAGCTTGGGCTATGACCAGGGCCAATGACCATAATGTTGATTTAATGGAGCCTAACGAAGAACGACGCAAGCACAATGAACAACGTATTGCTTGGCAGATGAGACGTGTGGCAGAACGTTATGCTCGTAAAGAAAAGGCTATGAAGTCTGGGTATGCAACTACAGATGAGGTCTATTACGAGTCATTTACTTTAGGTCAACTGTTACCTTTTGTTATTGCATCAGTCATTGATGGCACAGTACTAGAACAGGTGCAACAGATGATCCAGGATGGACAACCAAAGGGTAAGTCATCACCATCAGAAGGTGGCAACCTTCTGGCAAGTCTTATTGACATCAAGAAGGGTTACCTTCAACTAGAAGTTGAGGATCAGACCTTGCTTCGCTTGCGTCACCACGAAAACTACACGCTGCAACAGATAGCAGGACACTTGGAGTGTGCTATCTCTACAGCAGATCGTAGATGCGCTCACTCTTTGCGTAAGCTGCAAGAGATACTAGGCGGGATTAGTCCCTGGCAATGATTATTGTTCCAATTTCTTTAAGAAAAGCTAATGAAGTTGTTACACAATGGCATAGGCACCATAAACCTAGTCGTGGTCACAAGTTTAGTATAGCTTTATTAAAGGATAGCGTTTATATTGGCATTGCTATTTGTGGAAGGCCAGTTGCACGTGGTTCAGATGATGGTTTAACCCTTGAAGTAGCAAGATTATGTACTGATGGCACTCCGAACGCCTGTTCAAAATTGTATGGTGCCTGTGCTCGTGTTGCTAAAGAGATGGGCTATGAAAAAATACAAACTTACATTTTAGAAAGTGAACCTGGGATAAGCCTCAAAGCTAGTGGTTGGGTTATGGAAGCAGCAACAGCTGGTGGCCAATGGAAAAGAACTGATGGCATTACCAATAGAACGGACCAACCAACAGAGCCTAAGCAAAGATGGGTTAAGTTTTTATGAACGAGGAACTACTATTTACCTTTTTGCGTGAGGGTTACTACCCTGACCTGAGCAAAGCACCAGGTATCTATGATGCCTTTGATTGTATCTCTATCCAGGCAGGTCATTACATAGAGTTAAAGTGCAGGGCCACACACTATGACACTTTACTGATTGAAGAGATGAAGTATCGCAAGCTCATCACTCAAGCAGCAGAGCGTAATCTAGTACCCTTCTACATTAACTCTACACCGGAGGGCATTTACTCTTTTGATTTAATGGATGTAGCAGAGCCGGTTTGGTTTAATCACCAGATGCCAGCGACTACAGAGTTCGACAGAGTTGAAAAGGTTGACAAGCTGGTAGGATACCTACCAATAGAGGAAGCGGTACAGTTATGATGTATGAAGAAGCGATTGAACAGATTGAAATAGATCGTAAGTTTATTGAGATTATCTTATACAGCTATGTTGGTTGGAAAGATAAAGATGCAGTATGACTACCGTTGCCCTGATTGCAACAAAGAGTTAACTATTGAACGCAGCATCCACGAAGAACCTCGTGAGCCATCCTGCTTTGATTGTCATATCCCAATGGTACGTAAGTGGGACTCACCTGCCATCACTTTTAAGGGCAAAGGTTTCTACTCTAACGGAGGATAAACAAAAGACCCACCGGTTCCCGTTACCAGTGGGTCTTTATTGTTGAGTGAAAGGGTGAAACCCTCAACAAGATTAGTGTAGCACATTACTTTAAGAACAACACCCAATGAGTACCCATCTTCTTACCAGAGGGGTGACCTAAGATAGGTTTGCGATCTGTTAGCTTCAAGATTTCATTCAGTTTGATAGACACTTCACTCCACTTGAATACTAGAGTGCCATTGGTTTTAAGGACTCTAAAGCATTCAGTAAATCCCTGAGCTAAATCCTCTTGCCAAGTATCTTTATTTAATTCTCCATACTTTTTAATGAAATCAGACTCAGCTGTTAATTTAATTCTATGCGGTGGGTCAAAGACAACCATCTGGAATGTCTCATCTGGGTATGGGATAGCCCTGAAATCCATAACCTCATCAGGCTTGATACGAATGGTCTGACCATTCGTAAGTAGGTGAGTCTCGTTCTCACGAATGTCACCAAACACCACTCGCTCATCTGTCTTGTCAAAGTAGAACGATCTCATTGACGAAGCTGGATCAAGAATTAACTTAATTGTTAAACTCCCCATTGTTCAGCCATAGCTTTTGCTATACCAGGGAAGGTCTTTGATCTTGCTTTAGATCTTTCAGCAGGTGGTAACTTCCAAGCATCTGCATACCAAGTTGGCATTGTTCTTCCACTATTATATTCAGACCTAGGTTCTGGTTTTACCTCATTAGTTGCAACCAAAGGTTGTACACCTTTTAACCATAAGCAAGTACGCTTTTCAAATGGATCGCCAAACCACCAAGGTTGGATAATCTGATCAGGCTTACGATAAATCCTACTCATAATACCTACCGGATTTTCTATCACCACTTTGGGTGCATCAAGATTAGTAAAGAGCATAAAGAAATCTATACCCTCTTGCTGCCTACCATCTTTACGCTTCTGCTCAAACCAAGCAGCTCCAGAACTAGCTAAGTGTGTACAAGGAGGAAATGCAATAATTAAATCCCACTCTTGTTTTAATAGCGGTACTACATCTTGCTGCAAGTGGTACTCAGACAAACTCCCCGATGAAGGCAATATGTCGCAGGAATAAGCCTCGTGTCCTCTATCTCTAAACTCTTTAGTAACCGCTTGGCTTTCCTCACACGCTAATAAGACTCTCATATCTCAGTACCAGCCGACTCTATCTGAGTGTCGTTTAGCGCCACAGAAACTGCCTCTATAGCGGTGTTCAACGTATCGTACAGCGTGAAGGATTTGTAGTTCAGGCTCTCCACTACGCTCTCTAAGGAGTTGAGCAATTCCGAAAGCTGACGAAGTTGGTTTACCCGCAGAGTTTCTTGGGCGAGCAAGGTGGTCGAAGCGGGATTCACGGGTCCAAAGTTTGATCGCACACTCTCTCTGTTGGGCATTGTATCCGAGTGCTTTGAGGTAACTAATTGCAAGTGCCTTGTTCTCACGCTTTTCCTCCATTGTTGCGTGCCTTTCGGCTACGCTTAGGTCTTTTGGTAGCTTTACGTTTACCACGGGTTGGCTTGGTGCGTGAACCCACAGTAACGCTAACACGAGTATTAGAAGCAACCCAAGTTTTGCCTTCTGTCTGGTCATTCTCTCTCTCCTCCGCCAGTAGATTTTTATACAAATTAGGATAGAGATTAGCCAGGCGTGTTAGCGCACGGTCTCTCGCCCGTCTGTAATTACGGTATGCGATAGATTGATTACCGCTTACTTGTTTAGTCTCCATTGATCTTGTCCTCCCACACTATAAGAGCGTATGCTACCAGCATTACTATTACTATACCTAGCCACAAGGTCATAAGCTCGCAGCCCTTACTATTGCGGTGATGTCAATGGTCTGCCCTACTAAATGAGCATCTTCCTCATCACTATCCCAGGCACTTACCAGCACCCGACTACCACTAGAGGCAAGGCTTAGCCATTGCATACAATGCTCCGGGTTCTCGCCTCCCCACTCTGTCTCTCCGTTCTCGTCCACCACCTCATACAGCAGGATTAGGTCAGACTTCTTTGGGTGTATGGTGTAGATGTTATTAGATTGCTTTTGTAATTCTAGCTTTCTTTTCATCTCTCTCACCTGTTCTGCTATGTAGTTACTCACTCTCGTCCTCCTTCTCGAACCCAAATAGCTGCGACAGGGCAGAGTTTGCCCTGCGTAGGTTAGCGATAGCTCTTGCTATCTCTTCCTGTTGTAAGTCCTTCTCTGCCTCATTGATACATAAATCGAACTTAGCCTCTAAGTACTCTCTATTCATTACCCTCTCCCTCTGTTGGTAGTACGCGACCCTTAAAGTCGCTGCTAATTGCCTTGACCACATCATCACCGGTAAAGATGTAGTCCCAATCCCACTTACGGGGATCTCCGTCATAGGTTTCTATCTCTAGCGTTACTAGCCATTTATCTTTCATAGTATTACCTCGCATACCTCTCCACAATTATCACAAGTGGAGGTGTCCAAATCCACATAAGTTACTGTCCAATCACAGCACTCACTTCCTACCGGTCTGCTCATTTATTTACTCCCTTTTGTCAATCAGATACATTAAGTATCTGCCACTATCTATGGTACTCTCCCCCATAGATAATAGCAAGCACTCAATAGTTGGCATACCTAGCTTCTATTTCATCAATCCGATCCTGTATTAAGTTTAACAAGATACAATAATCCTCTGGGTTATCGAAGATAGGGTTAGCCACCGCCCTGCGGTATTCGTCTCTCAACACTTCTAACTCTCTACTCACTTGCTCTCGTCCCCTTCATACCACTCTACCTCTCTCGGCTCCCCGTAGGTTATAGCTCCGGTGGCGTGTAGTGTGACAGTATAAGTAATCATCTCTTTCATTAGCTTAACCTTCCTTTATTGTTTATCGTCTGCCTCGCTAGGCTAATCGCCTCGCGCTTGGTGTAACCGGCATAGATCTGCTCACCTAATCGGCTCTCGCCCTCATAAGCAACCACCCTCCAAAAGTTGCCAATTACATTGTTGCCGTCTCTCTCAACTAATAGCTGCACTTTCATTTATAGCCCCTCTCCTAGACACTCTTGCATTGTTCCCCAACAGTAGCCGAGGAACTCACCGCCTTCTCCTACATACCATAGATGCGTTGCCACCTGCCACAATCCTAAAGTTAGTGCGACAGCTAAAATCGCAATCATCAACCACCGCCCTCTCACTCTCGTCCTCCTTCACACTTATCGCAATCACAATTCCGGGCACAGACTTCGCACCCGTTTTGGCAATCGCCTAGATGTATTGTATTCATTGTCGCCCCCTTCTTCATTGTCGTCCCCCTCATTGTCGTCCCCTTCCCCTTCTCCCTGCTGTACCTGATTAGGTACCTACCACCGCCCCCAAAAGCTGCAACTTTAAGGGGCGATAGTAGGTCGCTAATCCTTATGGATTAGATACCAGATTAACGCGGTTATAGAGCCGATTACTAACCCGTAAAGGGCTAGTAACCCGAACAGGATAACGGCCGTATCAAGCATCTAAGTACCTGCCTTCCCTTGCTAATCGGTAGGGGGTAAATCCCCCGACCTAGTGCGCCCTCGGGTATCGAACCCGACTAGATAGCCAACCTATAGGCGCGAACCTGCTACTTGATGTCTAGGTCTGCCCCTGCCTCGATACCTGCGACCACCTTAGGGTGCAATTCACGAGTCATAGCCTCGAACGCCTCACTTGGCCAACCTGACCCGAAAACTCGACGGAGTAACAGGGTAAGTGAGTATTTAGGGTCTGCCTCGGTTGCCTTGTCGAGGCACTTGTACGCCCCTGCGGTGTTGCCTAGTCGGTAGAGGTAAGAGGCAAGGCAAGCGTTAATCGGTGCAACTTCCTCGGTTATAGCGGTGGTGCTTAGGTAATCAAGGAAGTTAGCAACTAACTCGGTTGAGTGACCTTCAGAGGTAATACCGAGAATAAAGTCGCGTACTTGTATGTCACGAAGTGAGTTAGATACGCATACTTTAAGGTCATCATTAACAATGCCATTTGTCTCGAATTCGATAACAGCATTACGGACTTCATCTATTGCTTGTGCTTGTGTTGTTACTTGTGTAGTCATTTATTTATTCCTGTTCGATTAGGTTAATCGGTGGCGGTTGCTACCGATAGGGATAATGGTACAGGACTATCCCCCATAATGTGAAGCTAGGGCAACCGAGTCGGGGTCGGGGTGTCGGGGTCGGGTCGCAGCTCGTAACGGGTCAGGTCTTAGCTCTTAATAATTCCGGATCTAACCCAGGAAATAGGTCAGGCGGTCAGGGTATCGGGTCGAGTTAAGGCGCGACCAAGTAGGCAGGGGCTAGGGCTTAGGCGAACAGCTGCGACACCCAACAGGTCAGGTCATTAGGTCGGATACTTAATTGTAAGGGCTTAGGTAAAGGGTGCCCGAAGGGGAGCCAGCCCCGTAAAAAACTATGAAAACTTATCCACAACCTTATCCACAGGCAGGGCAAGCAGGGGGTCAGGGCAGGGCAACAGGGCAGGGCAACCGACACCCCCCATTGAAGAAAACGGGCGCGGTTGTATATACACTCCCCAACAAAAAATATTTGCTAAAGTGAAGCTATATAGCCTCTGACCTGCGGTTATACTAGGTGTGACCAACGTCACATTATAAAAACGGGAAATGGTCTAAATTTCCTGCCTTATATATAGTAGGGGAGCAAAGCGGGGCAAGTGGCTTTGCGACCCGTGGTTGGCCTCTTGCGAGGCCCCTAGGCCGAGCACTGACTTACCCCTCACTTCGCCGTAGCTCGTTCGGGCGCTAAGCCCGACCTGTCCGGGTTTTTTAGTGGGGATAGGTCTATTTATAGATCGCGCACAGCGCCTAGTAAATCTAAACGCCTAGTATGAATCTTCCCCACCTAGCCTAGTAGATCCGATTCCGGGCCGCCTAGTAAAATTTTTTCCGGCGCTTCGCGCCGTACCAAGGGAGATTACGTGGCAGAAAACTCTGCAGATATAGCCAAGAGAATCATCATCTCTGCCGTGGCAGAAGGTATGACAATCGAGGCAGCTTGTGCCTCCGCCGGTAAATCTATTAAGACCTACGAGTACTACCGCAGAACCGATAAGGCTTTCTGTGACAAAGTAGACCGTACACGCCTTGGACTTAAAGACAAGCAGTTTGTATCAGGTGATGTCCACGACATTTCCTTTGCAGAGTTCCGTGAACGATTTCTGCACTCTAAGACCTTTCCACATCAGCAAAACCTGATAGATGTAATCGAAGGACGTGAACCTTCCTGGTTGCATCCTTCTATGAAGTATGAGCCAGGACTGGCATCTAATAGAATCCTGATTAACATTCCGCCCAACCACGCCAAGTCTATGACTGTGACTGTTGATTACGTCACCTGGCAGGTTGCCCGTAACCCTAACTTTAGAGTACTCATCGTATCTCAGACCCAGCAATTAGCTGCTGACTTTCTCTACGCCATCAAGAACCGCCTAACGCATCCAATGTATGAACAGTTACAACAGGCGTATGCTGCTGGCGTAGGGTTTAACTCTAAGTCTGCCTCGTGGCAGGCTACCCGCGTCACCTTCGGTGATGAGCTACGTGAGTCTGCTGAAAAAGATCCAAACATCGAAGCCGTTGGTATTGGCGGTCAGATTTACGGCAAGCGTGCCGATATGATTATCGTAGACGATGCGGTGACATTAAAGAACGCAAACGAGTTTGAGAAGCAAATCCGCTGGTTAACCCAGGACGTACGCTCTCGTCTTAACCCTACCGGTAAACTGGTAATTATTGGAACTCGCGTTTCTGCCGTTGACCTATACCGCGAGCTTCGCAACGAAGACCGCTACCCAGGCGGTCAGGTCCCGTGGAAGTATCTGGCTATGCCAGCGTTACTTTCTACAGATAATGACCCTGACAAGTGGGAAACTC